ATTGAATCAAAATAATTTTCATTTAAATTATATCGTTTCTTTCCACTCATTTTAAAAATTTTCTAAAAAGTATTGAATATCTACCTGCCACAGTGACTTACCATGATACAACAATTTAGGTATAATATCTAAAGATTTATTTCTACTGCCTGTAAATATAAATTGTATATGTCTAGGATATTTATGGCATAAGTTACGCATATTATGAAAAACGTATTCTAAATTTGTTTTTCTATTATACTTCTTTTGATTAAAAAGAATTGTATTGATATTACTTTCTACAACCACAAATAAATAACAATCAAGTTCAACAGCTTTGATCAATTCTCTTTCGAATCGTTCAATGCCTGAAGCCATCGTTCCTAAAAAGTCAGATTCACTTTTTCTATCCACAAATGTATTAGTAAAATATTTTCTGTCTGCTATTAGATAATCACCAACAAAGATTTTTTCTACCTTTGACTTAGGAAACTCTAAAGGATCTTGTTCTCTCGTATCCACAAGAATTGGCAAATGCGAAACATTAATATTCTTAAAAGCTTCTGGTAAATTTTTATTATACAAAGGCTCAATATTCAATAACTTACAAGCTGAAGTGTAAGAATTAAAATGTTTTTTATAAATATTCAAACTAGGCATATCTAGAGTTATCAATTCATTATGAAAAGGCGCAAAATGATATTGTTTTTCATCTATTCTCTTCTTTAGAATATCTAAACATTTAATCTTAACGGTTTCCTCGTTTTCCGACTTCTCCCATTTAAGAAATTCCCCGTAATCAATAAATTCTGTTTCAAAATATTGCTTTTTATTTTTAAATGGTATTTGCTGTCTATAATATAAAGAATGTCTAGGATAATATTTGCAATAATACTCAGCTTGATAAAGATTATGCTTTTTTAAATGAGCATGAAAAGACTTATCATTTGTGAAAGATTCGCTACAGATTTTACACTGAATCATATAGCATCTTCTTTAGAAATTCCCAAAATTCTAGCTTTCCATGCAGACATATTTTCTAAACGTTCAGCTTCTTCCTTGATTGTACGCTTTTGCATATCTGCAATTTGAATCATCATTTTACGTTCTTGTTCGTCTTGGAATAGTTCTACAAGATTTAGAATAGAAGCATTCTTTTGATGAGTTTGCTCGACTCTTTTCGAGCGTTCGCCGTTTAGTTTTTGAATACTCTTGTCGATACGACTAGCGCATTGATTATACTCTTCTGAAATAGTCTTTAATACTTCAGTCAAACGCATTGTAAAATCTTTTTGATCCTGTGTTTCGTTAAACATGTCGTTGATTTTATTCTTTTTAATATCAATTTGTCGCAGATTGATATAATCCATACAAACATTGATATATAAGTTAATTTCATCAACAGTTAGATCAGGTTTGTCCCAGACTGAACGAACAAACTCAGCTTCAAACAACTCTTTATCTGTAGAACTATTGTAAGAATCATAATTACCAACAAATCTAGGACTTGATAGATAAGTTAATAATTTTTCCATGCATTTTCTATGCTGCAATGAAAGCTTTTCTTCTGAAATGTTTTGTCCTGCCCATTTATTTACTTTATTGATTACTGTTTTAATAGAACGAGGAACAGAATATTTATCTCCCACTCCAGACTCGTTATCCACAAGAAAATCAGGATACTTTTCTTTTATATATTTTTGAACTGCCCTGTATTCTGGAGTAATAAATATATTTATGTTTTCTAGTCCAACAAATTTCTCATGAAATATTAATTCTGTTACTTGTCTGGGGGTAATTCCTGTTTTTATATTTTGATCAATGAATTCGCAGTTTTCTTTTGATAGTATTTCTACTGTTTGGGTTGGCTTGGGCTTTTCTTGTTTCTTTGTGAATCCAGTTGTTATTAAAAAATCTCTAACCGCTTTAGCTTCTTTAGATCTACCTGTTAGATCTTCTTTATTAAAAACTAGATTAGCCAACACAACATAATCTTGTGTTCCTTCGTTTATCTTTCTTAGAATAAATGCTTTGTTTTCGTCAGTTAACATATTAAGAAGAAAATATATCGTTATCTTTCAGCAAATTCTGCGCTTTAATATATAACATTTTTTTTAAATTTTTTATTTGTTTATAACCAGCTTTTCTACCTTTTTCACTAGTTTTAAATCGTAAGATTTTAGCTACTTGATCATCTGTTAGGTTATCTATAAAAAACATTTTATAAACAAAAAAATGTTTGTCGCTTAAATTGGTTTTCATTAAATCGTGCAGTTTATTCTCAGCATTTTTATAATCATAACTTGCACTAGATTCGAAGTTCATGAAGTAATTCTTATGATTTTCTAAACTAACTGTTATTTTTACATCATACGCTGACTTTTTTATCTTTTCCCACTTAGCGTATAAAGGACATTCATTACATTGCTTACCACTAGCAGTAAATCCGCAAGACATTTCTGCACCTGTGTCACCTTCTTTATTTTGATTAAATGGACAAGACAAACACGGACGAGCAAAACTTGTATAATTATTTCTAATGATATTTCTTATTTGATTTGTAACTATACGATTCACCCAAGGTTCTATCGCTCGCGATTGATCCCATAAATGCCATTTTTTATATATATGGAGCTTTATTATTTGCTCTATATCTTCAAAATCGAACCAAGTAATCGCTTTTAACTTCCACTTATTTTTTCGCTTCTTGATTACTTGGTCGATTATTTCATACATGTCTTCAAATTTTTTCTTTTTACGATTCATCAATATCCTGAATAGGTCGCGAACTGCACTCTTTCAAAGACTGCGCCAAAAATTCTTCTTTAGACAGTCTTCTGTAATTACTATTTGCTCTTACAGACATTCTTTCATTAGGATCTACAGGAGGAGCAGTAAACAAGTCTTTTCCAGAATATTTATTACCTGCTGGCTTTTCAATTTCATAGTGAAGCTTAGAAGGTCTTACAAATGTTGTTGGAATACCATCTTCATCAACGTCGCTTGATTGATTCCTAGATATATTTCTAGCAGATAGCTGTTGTTGAATAGATGGTTTGGCCATATTAGCAAATCCTCCTAATGAATTACCACAATTAGTGCAAAATTTAGATCCTAATACATGCTTAGTTCCGCAACTTGAACAGTAAATATTACTCATACGTTTATTATATCAGTGTATATTTGTTTTATCTAATTTCTTGAAGACGCTAACGATATATTTTAGAATTTCGCTACGCATAATATCTTCTTCATCAAATTGAAAACAATAAATGCCGCGCTCTTCGCTTTCTTTATTATTAAAAAGATCGTATACTCTCATGAAGCCAGATTTGTTACCAATATCTGATTGCATTGCATCACCGCAGATAAACATCTTTGTATTTTCTCCAATACGAGTAAGAAGTGTGATCAATTCTTTGCTGCTATAGTTCTGAGATTCATCAGCAATAATAATCTTATCATTCCAAGTAGCTCCTCTCAAGAAGTTGATAGGAAGAGCTTCGATAAAACCGTTGGTTTCTAAGTATTTAGATTGAGACATTGGCAATAACTCATCTAATTCATCATATAATGGCATCATAAATGGATTGAACTTTTCATCTACAGTTCCAGGTAATGAACCTAAAGCTCTTTCGCCTGATTCAGCGATGGTTCTGATATATTTTAGCTCTGATCTAGGATTCATATTCAAAATATGAAGCGCACAATAAACAGCTAAAAATGTTTTAGAAGAACCAGCGGGACCATTAATAAAAATAATCTTTGTATTCTTATCGAAGGCTATCTGAGCGAAACTTTTTTGTTTGTCTGTTAAATTAAAGTTTTTAATATTTAATTTAACAGATTTAAAATGATTATCGGCAATGATTTCGTTAAGATCTTCTTTTTCTTTTTGGATTTTTTTCTTTTTGGTTTACATGTTGTTTAGAAATTTACACTATATTGTATGGTTTTTCACTGTTTAAGCGTTCCATATTCATCGACAAGAAAAGATATTTCTTTGTGCGCTTTCGTGCAAAAAGTTTACAAATTTTGCGAAGAAATGACTGCAAGAGGCCATACTGTTT